ATATCAGATGACGGAAAAAGAATGACATACACTCAGGGAAGCACATTTGGCGGAGCTATAATATATGATGATATCTTTGTGTATTCACATCACGCAACAGACCCTTGTAGTGGAAAACTGTGTAACGCTTTCGATATGGTAAGGCTCCATAAATTCTCTGATATGGACGCAGATTCAAAGGAAGGAACGCCTACGAGCAAACTGCCTTCATTTACCGAAATGTCAAGGCTTGCAAGAGAAATAAAAGAAGTGTCAGCAATATTGAATAAAGAAAGATACGAAAAGGCGGCACAGGATTTTACGACAATTGATGACGAGGATACAGATGTTGAGTGGATGAACCTGCTGTCAGAAAATGAGAACGGAAAGTATTTAAAGACTATAAAAAATATAGAAATTGTACTGGAAAACGATGTAAATTTAAAAGGGAGGTTTGCAATAGATGAGTTTGCGAACAGGGCAATGGTTGTGGGAACTACGCCATGGGACAATAGAAATGAAATAAGGCAGTATGAGGAAGTGGACGACAGCGGTTTAAGGAACTATCTTGAAAACAGGTACGGCCTTACTGGAGAAAACAAGGTCAATGATGCACTTCTGCTTGTTTCCCACAAAAGACGATACAACAGTGTAAGAGATTACTTGGAGAGTGTTAAGTGGGACGGCAAGCCTAGAGTGGAAACACTTTTAAGAGATTATCTCGGGGCAGAGGACAGCATTTATACAAGGGAAGTGATGAAGGTATCCTTGGCGGCCGCAGTTACAAGAGCCGTTGAGGGTGGGGTAAAGTACGACTATATGCCGATATTCACTGGAAAACAGGGAATTGGTAAGAGTACGTTTTTGGCAAAACTTGGAAAAAATTGGTATTCTGACAGCCTTCAGACTTTTGAGGGCAAGGAAGCCGCTGAAATGATTCAGGGAACATGGATTAATGAACTTGGAGAACTTACAGGATTTAATCGAAGTGAAACTAATTTGATAAAGCAGTTTTTAAGCAAGCAGGACGACATCTACCGTAAGGCTTACGGAAGGGTTACAGAGAAATATCCTAGGCGGTGTGTGTTCTTTGGAACTTCAAATGATTCGGAGTTTCTAAGGGACAGGACAGGGAACAGAAGGTTCTGGCCAGTTGAAGTTGGGATTGTGAAACCTAGAAAGAGTATTTGGGAAAATCTTGACAATGAAGTTGATCAGATATGGGCAGAAGCCTATACAAACTATATTATTGGAACAGACTTATTTTTAACTGGGGAAGCATTAAAGATAGCGGAACAGAAGCAGGAAGAGCATAGAATTTCAAATGCAAAGGAAGGTATCGTATTAGATTTTTTGGAAAAAGATATACCAGAAGACTGGCATAAATGGAACTCAGAAAAAAGAAATGGTTTTTACAGCGGTTTCAATATCGAAGGTATTAGATTGGTTCCAAGAGATAGAGTCTGTGCGGTTGAAATATTAGTTGAGTGCTTTGGAATGAAAAAAGGGTATATAAGAAATTCGGACAGTATGGAGATTAATGGAATACTGGAAAATATAAAGGGCTGGGAGCGGATAAGACACCCCCTGAAATATGGCGATTACGGACAGCAGAGAGGATTTAAAAGAATAGATAAATAAACCAACTACAAAAACTACAATCTTTTTGGAACTTTTTAAAATTAAAGGCTGTAAAGAGAAAACCTAACTACAAACTCCGACTACAAAGTACCCCAAAAACTACAAAGTGGTTAATTTCTAAGAAAACTCTAAAAAAAGAGACTTTGTAGTTTGTTTGGCACTTTGTTGTTGACTTTGTAGTTGATAAAACCCTTTATTAATGGTACTTAGGTTATATTTAACTACAAAAACTACAATCTTTTCTATATAGAGTATAAAATAAAGGAATTAAAGAGATTAAAGGATATAAATACGCGTATATGGAGTATATAAATCCTTTATTTAATAGTCTCTATACGCGCGTGTGAAAAGTTTGTAGTTTTGTAAAAATTTGGAGGTTGAGATGTCAGAAAAAGAAATTGAAAATTACCTAGTTAGAAAAGTGAAAAATAAAAAAGGGACTGCATATAAATTCACAAGTCCTGGAAATTCAGGAGTGCCAGATAGGCTTTGCTTACTCCCAAACGGGAAAATATTTTTTGTTGAACTGAAATCCCCTGGAAAGAAGCCAAAAGCCTTGCAAGTAAATCAGATTACAAAAATAACTAAATTAGGTCAGAGAGTTTATGTGGTTGATTCCAAAGAAATGGTAGATAATATATTGGAAGACGAACTGTTTAATTGGAAGGAGGAGTAAATGGAGTTCAAGGCACACAACTATCAGAAATACTGTATTGAGAAAGTTATTGAAACATCAAATGTTGGACTGTTACTTGATATGGGACTGGGAAAGACAATCATAACGCTTACGGCAATTGATGAGCTTAAATTTAACAGGTTTGAAGTTGACAGAGTTCTGATAATAGCACCGAAGAAGGTTGCCGAAAGCACGTGGATTAATGAAGCAGAAAAATGGGATCATCTGAAGTACTTAAAATTTTCAAGAGTGCTAGGTTCAGAGAAGAAAAGAATAACGGCATTGAATACACCTGCGGACATCTATGTGATAAACCGTGAAAACGTCCAGTGGCTTGTTGAATACTATAAAAATGACTGGCCTTTTGATATGGTTGTTATTGATGAATTTTCAAGTTTTAAGAATCACGCAAGCAAAAGGTTTAAGGCGTTGAAGCTTGTACTTGGGAAAATAGAAAGAGTAGTAGGTCTTACAGGAACACCAGCACCAAATGGGCTAAAAGATATTTGGGCACAAATATACCTGCTGGACAAGGGAGAAAGGCTTGGGAAAAATATAACGGCTTTTCGTGAAAGATATTTTAATTATTCAAAATATGGCGGAAACCCTTTTGGGGATTATGAGCTGAAGGAAGGATCAGACAAGTCAATTATGAACAAGATAAGCGATATATGTGTTTCGATGAAAGCAGAAGACTATTTGGAACTTCCGGATATAACCTACAACACAATACCAGTTGACCTTGACAACAAGTCAAGAAAGCAGTACGAGGAACTTGAGAAGCAGATGATTTTGGAACTGAATGAGTCCCAAGAAATATCAGTTGCAAGTGCAGCGGCACTGACTGGAAAACTGTTACAGCTTTCAAACGGGGCTATTTATGATGAAGAACGTAAGGTACATAAGATTCACGACTGCAAGATTGAACGTTTTATGGAACTTATAGAAGAACTTAACGGAAAACCTGCCTTGGTATTCTCCAGCTTCCAGCATGACCTGGAAAGGATAAAAAAGGCACTGGCAAAATCAAGGTTAAGAGTAAGGCAGCTTAAAACCCCAGAGGATGAAAAGGACTGGAACAGCGGGAAAATCGACATACTTCTGGCGCATCCGGTAAGCGCAGCATACGGTTTAAACCTTCAGGACGGCGGAAATCACGTAATATGGTTTGGGCTTAACTGGAGTCTGGAACTTTACCAGCAGGCAAATAAAAGGCTTCACAGGCAGGGACAGAAAGAAAAGGTTATAATCCATCACCTTGTAACACAGGACACAAGGGATGAGGACGTAATGAAAGCCCTGCAGAGTAAGGGAGATGTCCAGGAAGAACTTTTGCAAAGCCTGAAGGCAAGAATTGATAAATATAAAAGAGAAGAGGAGAAATAGATGGAGCAGTGGGAAATGATGGTTAAAATGGTCAAGGAATTTTATTTGGCTTTCAATCAAGAAAAATTTTTTAATGTGGAAATGACAGAAGAGAGAGAACGTTTAAGAGATTTATTGCTTACGGAAGAGAAAACGGAGTATGCGAAAGCCGAAACAGAAAACGACAGGATTGGGGAATTAGATGCAGTTGTAGACATGGCTTACGTGTATATAGGGACATTATTGGAACGGTGCAAAGGAGATGTCGACCTTGTTGTGAGAATACTATACTTTGATACAGCTGATTCAGAATCAATGGAGATATGTAATCGGATAGAGGAAAACAATTTCAATGGAATATTTCTTTCAGCGTTTAAAGAAGTTCACCGTTCTAATATGACAAAATTAGATAAGAATGGAAAACCTGTTTATTATACGAAAGGCCCTAAAAAAGGTAAAATTGGTAAAAGCGAACTGTTTGAAGAACCAAATTTAAAAGAAATTATTGAAGGAGAATCAAGAACGCATGAATGAAAAAGACATAGACAGAATAGCAGATAAAATAATAGAAAGAATGAAAAATGAAAAAGAAATAAAAACAGAAAAGCAATTAACACCATTCCAAAAGACAGAAAAGCTGTTATCAGAATTATCTTTATTGAAAGGTGCTATTGATTCCAAAAATATGCTTATAGAAGATTTGAAAAAAGAGGGTATATCAATCCAGAAAAAGGAGACGGGTGTTAATGTACAAGCTAGTAAGGTGTATTTATCCGAACTAGAAAAGGTTGAAAATAAGATAGAAAAATTAGAAGAAGAAATTGCAAGAATAGAAAACGTTGTTAATATGGTTGAAAGAGCTTTAGATACAATTAAAAATAACAAGTATTACGATATAATAGCGATGAAATACTTTGATGAATTAACATTTGAGCATATATCTGAAAAATTAAATATAAGCGTTATAACTGCGAAGAGATATAAAAATAAAATGATTAGACAGTTGCAGCTGGTTATATTTTCAGATG